ATCAATCGCTAACATTACTAGACAATACAACTTAGATAGTAAAATGCCTGAAAAGGATAGAGAAATGTTTTCTAAGTTGTTCAGTCAACGTCAAGCAGTTAATACTTCCGAGGGATTAGATGAAAATGCTGGTATCCATTCAGAAAGTTTAGACGCAAAAAACGTTTTACACGCTTATGATCAAATGATGCGTAACTTTGACCGTGCAAGAATTCCAGCCCAAGGACGTATCTTGTACGTTGATACTGGCACTTATTACATGCTTAAGGACGCAGAAGCAATTAATAGAACAATTATCGTAAGTGATGCACAAAATATTAACCGTTCTGTACGTTCACTTGATGAAGTTACTATTGTTCCTGTGCCAGAAGATTTGTTCCAAACTAAGTTTGATTTCACTAATGGTTCTAAAACTGTTGATGATGCTAAGCAGATTAAGATGATGCTTATTTTCAACGGTGTTCAAATTTCTCCTGAAAAGTATGATTTCGTTGGATTAGATGCGCCAGCTGCTGCAAATTCTGGAAACTGGCTATACTACGAACAAAGTTATGATGATGTTCTTTTACTTAAGCCTAAATTTAAGGGAATTGAGTTCTTTGTTGCTGAAAAGGACGCAGATGGTAATTCTAATCCTGCTGAACGTAAGCAAACAAAAGAAGATGCTAAACCTGACGAAAATAATACTGTAGATGAAATCAAGGCTTACTTAGATAAGGCTGGCATTGATTACGCTGGTAAGACTAAGAAAGACGAGTTATTAGCTTTAGTGAAGTAGGTGGTTAGATGGATAAATACCCACGATTTGAAGAGGTTAAAAAACATTTAGCTGATTTTCTGCCTAATACTGATAACATGCCCAACTATGATAGCGTATTGGAATTTACGCTAGAGAAAGTTATTTCTGATGTTTCAATTTACACGAATATTCCAATCTTAGAGCTACCAGAAGAGCTTGAACCAACTATTTTAGGTTTGGCAGTGCAAACTATTGACACTCATCAATGGCTAGTACCTAAAGACCAGCAAGTTGGCAATATTCAGTCATTATCAGAGGGTGATACATCAGTTTCTTTTAGATCTCCAAGTGATATTTATTCAGCATTGCAGGCTACTAACACAATCACTGATAACTATGTGATGCTTTTAAACAATTTTAGAAGGTTGGCCCAATGAGTTACTTTAACGGCTTAAAAAATGCACTTCCTAAGCTATGGAATGATCGAGTTAAAATTGTGGGTACTCAGCCAACCAAACATGGCTACATCACTAATAACGAAGATGTGACTATTGTTGAAGATGAACCAGCTAAGGTTGTCCTAAAAGGACAATCAGCAAGTGAACAATCTTTCTTTGGGACTGATGAGTATGATGCAAAATTAATTATTCGAAATGGCATTAAAATACCTGCTGGAGCGGATATTTACGTGACTGATGGAAATGGTCAAGAAACTAAGTATAAACGTGCCAGCAAAGGATATAGTGGTTATTTTAGCCATCAGGAAGTAGCAATGGTTAGGAGTGAAAAAGCATGAGTTTAGGACATGTTGACGATGCTCAATTTCAGCAATTTGCTAGCAGAGTGAGACAGAAGATTGACAGTGGCTATGTGAAACAGGAGCTTGGAAAGAGTTCTAAGCGTATTGGTACTCAGTCATTGCGAATTCTAAAAGCAAATACTCCTGTAAAGCAAGGTAACCTCCGCAGATCATGGACGACAGAAGGACCGAGCTATGGTGGCGGTGGTTGGACGATCAAATTAATTAACAATGCTGAATATGCTTCTTGGGTTGAAAGTGGTCATAGGCAGACACCAGGTAGATATGTACCAGTACTTAAAAAGTGTTTGGTTAGAGATTGGGTGCCTGGCCAGTGGTACATGAAAAAATCTATTCCACAGATCCAAAGGCAATTGCCACAATTGGTAACAGAGGGACTGTGGAGTTTAAAGGACTTGTTTGAATGACAATAGTTGAAAGAATAGCCAAACGAATATCAGAGATATTCCCTGATGTGACAATTTATTCAGAAAGACAAAAAAGCGGATTTGAAGTGCCGTCATTCTACATCAGTAAGATAATGACGATTACTAAGAACCGCTTTTTTGATATTCAAGATAGGCACTTGTCTTACTCAATAACCTATTTTGCTAATCCAGATCAACCTAACGCTGATATGGAAGAAGTAGAGCAAAAATTACTGAATAATTTCACTAGATTAGATGATTATGCAACTGTTCGAAACCGTGAAACCACTGTTAATCAAGAAGATGAAACTCTAGTAATGAGTTTTGATTTGAGGTTAGAGATGTATCCAGTTGAAGACGGTGGAAAGCTAGAAAGGATTGAAGTTAATGGCGGACTCCAAGAAGACGGAAACCGAGATTCTGGTGGGCAAAATGAAAGTGCCTATTAAAGTTGAAGACGTTAAATTCACAAAACAAGCTTTGATTTCAAGTCCTAAGTTCTCAGTTATTGAACGGGATATTTTGAAATTAGCTTTAGATGATGACAAGGAATACACAATTGCTGAAGTTCAAAAGGCAGTTGAAAAATTTAAGGAGGGATATTAATGGCAGGTGGAACTTGGAAAGCACAGGACAAGCGTAGACCGGGCGCTTATATCAATGTCGTTGGTAATGGTCAAAGAGAAGTAACTTCTTCTCTAGGGAGAGTTTTGTTGGTTCGTGATAAAGGTTTAGGCTGGGGCAAGACTGGCGTTGTTGAAGTAGATGCTAATGCTGATTTTACTAAGAAACTTGGTACTACTTTAGATGATCCAGCATTGACGGCACTTAAAGAAACTTTAAAAGGGGCTTCTAAAGTATTAGTTCTTAATCCGAATGAGGGAACGGCAGCAACTTTAACCAAGGAAGGTTTACCTTGGACTATTACAGCTAACTATCCGGGTGAAAAAGGTAATCAAATTACCGTTAGTGTTGAGGTTAGTCCAGCAGATCCAAATACAGCTACTGTTTCGACTATCTTTGGCACTAAGTTAGTTGATGAACAAGTTGTGAAGTTTGATGCCTTAGATGAATTTAAAGGCAATGACTATATCACTGCAAAAGAAGTAGCAGATGGCAGTTCAAAACCTGCTGCCTTTACTAATGTTTCTGGTGCTTTAACTGGTGGAGCAACTACTGAATCTAAGCAAGTCGAAACATTATTAAGTGACGCTTTAGAAAATGAAGAATACGCTGTTGTCACTACTGCTGGTTTTGAACCATCAAGCAACATGAATAAATTGGTTATTGAAGCAGTAAAACGTCTACGTGAAAACGAAGGACGTAAAGTTAGAGGAGTAATCCCTACTGATGCAAGTACTGTCTACAACTATGAAGGTATTTCAACTGTTGTTAATGGCTACACTCTGGGCGATGGAACTAATGTTGATGTTAAAGATGCCACAGGTTTCTTTGCTGGTATTTCAGCATCAGCAGATGCAGCAACTTCTTTAACTTATTTTGATGTTGAAGATGCTATCTCTGCATATCCTAAGCTTGATAACGAAAAGACGATCAAGGCATTAGATGCTGGTCAAATTGTATTTACCACAAGACCAGGGCAAAGAGTGGTTATTGAACAAGATATTAACTCATTACATAAATTCACTGCTGAAAAGCCAATGGCTTTCTCAAAGAACCGTGTAATAAGAACACTTGATGAAATTGCTACTGATACTGAAAACACTTTTGAAAGAGTCTATTTAGGTAAGGTTGGTAACAATGCGAATGGTCGAGACTTGTTCAAGGCTGATAGAATTGCTTACTTAACTGGCTTGCAAAACAGAAATATTATTCAAGCGTTCGCTAATACTGATATCACGGTAGAAGCAGGTAATGATGTTGATTCTATTGTTGTTAACTTAGCAGTTACTCCAGTTGATGCAATGGAAAAACTTTACATGACTATGGTAGTTAGATAGGAGGAACATAGATGGCAATTACAGATGATTTCTTAAACGGTCGAGATACTATTTCAACCAAAGATGCTACTTTATCTATTAAGATTAATGGCAATATCTACAAGATGATTGAATGCAATAAGTTTACAGCTAAACTTGAAAAGAATAAGGAAGACGTCCAAACCTTGGGTTCTCACTGGAAGAGAAAGAAAACTACTTCTGTTGAAGGGACAGGAACTTTAGGCGGTTACTTAATTAATGCTAACTGGCTTAAATATGGTATTCCTTATACTCAAAACGGTGGAGATTTGTATTTTGATGCAACTTTAACCATTCATGACCCAACTTCAAGAGCTGATAAACAAGTGGTTCATCTTTCTAATGTTAATTTAGACGATATTCCAATTGCAGATTTTGAAGCTGATGATGGCGTAATGGAATGGGAAAGTGACTTTACTTTCGAAGGTGTTAACTTAGTAGAAGGTTAGTAGGAGAATTTAAATGGCTGAAAGTGTTGAAGATTTTTTATTTGAAAATGTTGGTAGTCCAGTAGAAGAAAAAGAAGTTAAGTTAGAGAGATTTAAATCTCCTTTTAAGATTAAGTCGTTGACCGCTGATGAAGTGTCAGATCTTCGAAAGCAAGCAACTAAGCGAGTTCTTAACCGTAAAACTCATAAATATGAACAAGAAACTGACGAAAACCAATTTCAAGATTTAGTTGTGGCAGAAGCTGTTGTTTCTCCTAACTTAAACAATGAAAAACTCCAAACTTCATGGGGCTGTATTGCTAAGCCAGAAGAAGTTTTAAAGAAAATGCTTAAAGTTGGTGAATACACTGAGCTATCACAGGCAATTATGGACTTATCAGGTCTTAACGATGATGACAGTTCAGAAGACTTGGTTGAAGAAGCAAAAAACTAATAAATGAGTCTGTTGGCGATTTTAACATTTACCATTATGTTCTTAATGAGTATCATTGGACGCCTAAACAATGGGCGGAGATGTCAAGACGTGAGCAGGCTTTAGTCGTTGCTTCAATTGAAGTACGGCAAAAATATGAAAAAGAAGAAGAGCGTAAAGCTAAAAGAAAAGCTAGGTCTAAGCATATTTAGGCTTAGCTTTTTCTTTGTATCAAAAATAGAGAGGAGGTAGTAAATGAGTACAATTAGTACCACCGTGAAAATTAATGATGCTTTTAGTAGTCCATTAGATAGATTATCTAGTGGTTTACAAAAAGCTCAAAGTGGTATGAGTAAACTAAAACAAGCTATTTCTGGTGGATCTAGTGGCGGTGGTAGCATGTTCAAGTCCATGGTTGGCGGTACTGTTGTTGGTGGTGCAATTAACAAGGGAATGGAGCTAGCTGGGACTGGTATTAGGTCAATGTATGGTGAACTTGATGAAGCAAGTAAAGCTTGGCAAACATTTGAAGGAAACATGCATCAGTTAGGAAAAAGTCCTGCTGAAATTGCCACTGCTAAGAAGTCAATGCAACAATTTGCCCAACAGACAATCTATGGTGCATCAGATATGGCAAGTACTTACTCACAATTGGCTGCTGTTGGTACAAAAAACGTGGATCAATTAGTTAGAGGTTTTGGTGGTTTAGCTGCTGCTTCTTCTAATCCACAACAAGCTATGAAGACCTTGTCAGAGCAGGCAACTCAAATGGCTGCCAAGCCAATGGTGCAATGGCAAGACTTTAAACTTATGCTAGAACAAACTCCAGCAGGTATTTCTGCCGTTGCCAAGACAATGGGTGTAAGTACCCAGCAATTAATTAAGAACGTCCAAGATGGAAAGGTTAAAACCGAGGACTTCTTGAACGCAATAGCTAAAACAGGAACGAACGCCAACTTTACCAAAATGGCTACCCAATTCAAAACGGTTGGGCAAGCTATTGATGGTTTAAAGGAAACAATGGCTAACAAATTGCAAGGTGCATTTGATCGCTTAGGTAAAGTTGGCATCAAATTTGTTTCTGATTTAACAGATCAACTTTCCAATGTTAATTTTGATGGATTTGTTGATGGATTGTTTAAAGCTTTTGAAAGTTTAGAGCCTATTTTTGATAATTTAAAAAAAGGTTTTGAAGACTTTAAAAAAGGTTTCTCTGATTCTGGCGCTTTGAACTCACTAAAGGATACCTTTGAAAGTATTACAAAAGCTGTTGATAAATTAGTAAAAACGATGAGTAAGTCCAATGGTGGTGATAGCCTATTTAAACAGTTAGGTAAACTAGCTGGTGGTGCATTAGGTGGTGCTGCAAAAGCTATTTCTGGATTTGCAGAAGCATTAGGAAAATTAGACCCAGGTACAATTCAAATGTTAGCCCAAGCTTTTATCATCTTAAAAGGTGGATTGAAGGGACTATTCTTTGAAGCTGTAGTTTGGGGTTTAAAAGAACTTAATAAACTTGATCCCGGCACAATTAAAAATATTGCAGAAGCTATAACGGCTTTAGCAGTGGCATTCACAATGTTGAAAGCCATGGGGAAAATTGGAGGCTGGATGAAAGAGGTATCAGGCTTCTTTAAAGGCCTAA